AATATTATTCTGGAAAACCACGGGGCGCTCCTATGCATATGCCAGTGTTGCTACCGCCTGAATGCTGGTGGCCGACCTCACGATATAATCTATGCGGTCGAGAGCCGCTGCTGTTGTCGTAAGGGTCGGTGCCGTTCCAGCAGGAAATTCCCAGCTTGTCCCGTAGGACATTGTTCGACCGCCAGTTCCATCCTGCACTACAAAGACGCTTCCTGTCTGTCCCGCTACTACGTTACTGGGATTAGCAAGTTCAGCATTATGCGCCAATGTAACCGTGAAGTTCTGGTTGGCCGCAAAGTCCGGGGTAATAGTTGTAGCAGAAGTCAGGGTTCCTATATCCGCTATCGAAGATTTGGCTATGTGAAGCTGTACGCTGGGATCTGCTACCCCTATCCCAAGATTTCCGTTGGATTCAAGGCGCATCTTCTCAGCCGCCGTAGACCCACCTTCCATGAGATTAAAGGTAAGGTCAAAATCTTCAGCGGTGCTACTTACATCCGTCGTCACAGCCTTGAGAACTGCGCCAATTTCATTATTACCCGCTGCCGTTTCAACAACAAAATCCAGCCCTGAACCAATCCCGGCAGCAGGAGTTGCGCTACTTGTCCTCGTTACGGACAGGGGACTGATAACTGTAGTTGTTCCGGAATCCTCCTTCTTGGCATTAATTCCGCCCTCTGCCGAAAGAACACCTCCACCTGTAACCCGTGCAACTTCAGCGGCTGTGGCACCAGCGGTCATATTTTTGATAACAAGATCAAAAATTTCTGCCGTACTGGAAACATCAGTCGTAACAGATTCAATCACACTTCCAATTTCATTATTCCCGGCAGCAGTTTCTGTTGTGAATTCAATTCCAGCACCAATTCCAGCGGCTGGAGTTGCGCTTGAAGTTCGTTTGACATTTACAGGATTAATAACGGTATTTGTACCACTGTCTTCCTTTGCCGCCGTAATACCTGCCGAAGCAGTAGCCGCTCCTGTAAAAGTTGAGGTGCTTGTAACCGCGAGGGTGCTTCCCAGTGTAGCCGCTCCATCTATTGCAGCCACTCCTGTGCATTCCAGAGTTGCTATCTGAAGATCACTCAAGGCATTCGCAACAACTGCCCCGCCACCCGCTCCATCACAATAAACAGCAGCATTTTTACCATTCTGAAGTGTCACATCCGCCCCGGAACCTTGGGTAAAGATCAGATTATAAGGACCGCTGGAACCTGAATCTGTTGTCGCATTTTCAAAAATAAACCACGCCGTAGTGGTATTTGGAGCAATAGTTATCGTACAGTTCTGACTCAACGCCCCTGTAAACTTGATAACACGGTACATCCCGTCCTGAAGGTTTTCCGTTCCAGTACCCGGTGAGGCTTCCCTGACCGTTAAGGTAGCAGTAGAAGCGTCTGAAAGCGCAACTGCTTTATGAGAAGTTATCCTGTCAAGAATATCGAAGTTGAAATTTGTGGTATCGCCCCAAGTCCCTGATTGTTCACCAGTGGCGATTTCCTCAAACCCAAAATTTGTTGTAAACGAAGATACCATAACGTTGCTCCTATGCCGCTATATCTGTCCAGATTGTGCCACTTGATGTATCAATATCACTCCACACATTGGGAGTATTAACCAATCCTTCTGCTGAAACTCCTGTAACACTAAAAGCTGTTCCTTTTCCTACACTTCCTGTTTCTCCAGCCGCCTGAACCCCTGTGGGACTTACCCCCGCACCATGAATAAAGGTGGAGGTTCCAATGGCACTCGCCGCCGATACACCAGTAACCGTTACTGTATGAACTATGACAACGCTTACAGAACCAATGTCTCCTGCTGCTTCTAGTCCAGTAACAGTTACCGTTTTTGGAATTGAAGCGACTGCCGTTCCTGTGGCTCCTGCTGCTTCAACCCCTGTTACTTCCAGTGGCGCAGGTTCACTCCAGGTACTGCTTCCCCAAGTACCACGGCCCCACCCGGCCACATACGCCATTACGCTATCCTGATAATCGCGTTATTCGCGTCATTAGCAGGATATTGAATGGTGAAATCCCCCGCACTGGAAGATTTATCACCCCCAAAATCAAGTACAGCCGCGCTAGGATTAGCGGAGTGAGTAACATCACCACCTGTTCCAGCCGTACTCAATGTAGAATTATAAATAACCGCACATCTTGCATTGGAGATAGTGGATGTGGACCATGTCGTATCCGCAAAATCCAGAAAGGCAGTTGGGACACTGCTACTATTATCGGATAAACCCAGCGTCACACTTGCCAGTGCCTCTCCTCCAGCGGAATAGGCAGTCCCGGTTACTTCATTAGTAGCGGTATACCCGGTCAAGTCCTCATTTGCATCCGTCCTGCTGGATGTAAACATGGCTATCTTGAATGTATCCGCCGCAATGGCACTTGCTCCAGTTCGTGAATGAGACATCCAGAAATGAATTCCGGCGGTTATCTCCTTCTTGTACGATCCGCACATTGCTTGGTTAATCGCCATATTAAAGTCTCCTTATAATCTCTGCGATATCATCGTGACCCTGTTTTTTCATCAAGGCCCAGATAGTGGTTCTTTCGCTCTTTGCCATACTGTTCATATAATAAATCAAAATTTCTCTCAGTCTATCTTTATACGCAAGGGCCTGTTCCTTTATAACAGAAGGAGCCGATTCATTCACCTGCATAATCCTGTTAAGGGCCATCTCAGCTATTTGTTCCGGGGTATGCCCTCTATTAACAGATGTAAAAACAGATACTTTTCCAACATCCCCTTCTCCATTAGCCTGTAACATCAAGCCACATCTTTTCTTACCCTGTCATAAAGATATTCATCTCTGGTCTGTTTTCCTTCTCCTAAAATCTTCAGCCACTGAATTGCTTCCAGAAACCTGTTATTATACAAGGAGAGAAGTTCAGCCTCGCCTTTCATAAAGGTATATGCTTCTACCAAAGCACCGTACAAAAGAGCCAGTTCAGCATTGTCCCCTAACCATGTTGTCCCATCAGCCGCTTCTGTAATGGAAGTTGGCCTGTAGAAATAATGTAGTTCCATCGTATAAGAGGAATCAGGAGTAGGAGCTAGAAGAAAAGCCTCATCATCCCAATCCGCATAATATTCCGGCGTTCCTGTGGTCGCAGGATTAGGCGTATAATCCTGCAAGAAGGTAACCTGTTTATATAAAAGAAACTCATTATTGGAATCCTTGACAACACTTAAAGAAAACGGTGCAAGAAAATCGCTTGGTTTTGTCAGGAACTTGGTTCCTGAAGCGGCCGAACCGGTAGCATTTCTACGAAACACATCCAGTTGGCATTCCTTTAAAATCCTTTCTTCCGAATTTAAAATAAAACGGGTTAGTTGGTTTGTGAAAGTTGTTTCAGAATTATCTGTATAATCCTGAATAGCCGTTTTAAGTGTTGTAAAAGTAAATGCCATTTTAGGGACTCACTGTAACAGGCCCTGCCGAGGCCGTTCCGCCCCCACCGGAAACATTTCCAGTAGAGGCTGTTTCACTTGAACCACTGCCACTTATATCAAAAGTATACCTTGAAGTACTATCAGAACCATCAGATTCAGTAGCTATTGTTATGGAATATCCGTCAGAATCCTCTAAAGCACCTGACGTAAAACCGTCAAAATTTTCCGCGCTTCTAAATCTCACAGTATCCCCGGTACTTCTTCCGTTTCCCGGTTCAATTACGGTAATAACACTGCTTCCTGAAGACCCCGACACAAAAGGATTGAATTGTAAAAGAACCGTCACCTTCGGAGCAGTGCGATCTGGTCTTGGATCTTTAAGAGCTTGGGCATCAGCAGGGGCTCGCAGGGGATTTAACTGAGGTTGTTTTGCTTCCCATTCGTCCCATCCTACAAGCATACCGGTCCATTCCTTACGCATATCACGCAACGGGTAAGCGGCACCTGATCTGTCCGATATTCCTAAAGCATATTTTCCAGAAGCCCATTTCCCCATATCTACACCCCAGTTACAAAAGTAAAGGAGGGAACCAGATTAACACTGGCCTTGTCCCGGTCTTCCTGTGCAGCCCGGTCAAATTCTTCTTCATAAAGACCTTTCAGAATCTGCACCCTGTCCGGAGCCCGTTTTAATGAAATATAATAGGCCAGACCCGCAGCCAGACACGGGTAAAATCTGAAGGGTATCTCCAAAGTATTTACAGACGCATCTGCGTCATCAATTCGGACCAACCGGTCATAAATTATCTGGTCAGTACTGTTTTCAGGAGACGGCCATATTTTCATCACGGGAGTTATTAACCTGTCTACAAAATATTGGTTAGGCCGTCCGGTTGCTGTCTTGTCAGGAATGGAAAGATAATCATCCCTGCTGATTCTGTTGATTGAAAGATCCTCACTACTGCGACGGACTACAGCATTTAATATATCAATGGTGGATTGAACATCTTCCAGAGAAACAGCAGAAGAAACGGTAGTAGTGGCAGCACTTGAGGCTCCTGTAATTGTCTCAGTAGCAGAAAAGGTTCCTGACGGAACCGTAATAGTCATGGTTGTGGAAGAAGGTTTCGTTATGATGGAAGCAGTAGCCGCGCTGGTCCCCCCTGTAATGGTTTCGCCTACCGTAAAGCTGCTGCTGTCTGCAACAGTCAAGGTTATGGTTCCTACAGGATAATCGGTTACACCCGAAACAACGGTCTGGGTTACCTGACTAATTGTCCACTGATTTAAACCACGATTAGCCCAATCAGCAAACAGGAAATTAAGGGAACGTCGAGCGGTTCTGGCATCATAACCAGTTCTTAGTTCAAGACCGCATCTTTCAAAAGCTTCTTCTATATACTCTGCTACATTGGGCTCGAAATCCTTAGATCCAGAAACGGCCATAGTAATAAAAACCTCTCATGCTATCCCCAGAGAGCAACCTTCACGGCAATTCCTAATTGACCCAAGACTACAAGACCAACGGCCCAGAGTATCTTGTTTATGGTATCTATGGAGTCCTGTATATGACGTAAATCATTACTCTTTATGGTATCCAGTTTCCCATTCAGAAGCCGCAACTCCCCTTGAATTTTAACAATCTCAAGTTCGTTTTTGTGCTCTGGGGAACCCACAACTTAGTATTCCTTTAAGCAGTACAAAACTACAGAATAAGTATCTCCGCTAGTATGCCCTACGGTGGTAAACTTTATATCTCCGGTTTTTCCACTGGCAGCCGCAACATTGGGAAGACCACTAATGTCTGAGTAATCAAGCGTATCTGAGTAATCCGCAGGAAGTTCAGCAGCTATAACGTTGGCAGTGGCGTTCCAAAGAACCTTCACACCCATGCCAACGTTTGAAAATACAACCTTGTTAAGACGAACGCCGGTACAGGCGGTGCCGTCCTGAAGAGATGATAAAGCGGAAACATCTACTTTAGTAATAGCGGACTCACCATCACCACCACTAGTGTTAGTGCAATAAATTACAGCTTCTCTGGGGCCATCTATTACCGTAGTAGTCGTTACAGAATCAGCAGCCATCTACCTCACTCCTTTTTCTTAACCTCACCGCTAAGTACCATAGATTTGTGAATAGCACTTCCCGGTATAGGAAGCTTTTTCTGTCTTACTTTCTTAGTGGAAATAGTCTTACTAGATTTAGACTTCTTTTTATTCATATTCCACCTCTATGGTTGTTGGTTAAACTGAGTCATCCCATTTGTAACTCTTTGACCACAAACTGTAACATAGTCACACCAAGCGGCATCCGCCGTAGTTGTTCCAGACAATGCACAGAACCACGGAGTTAACGCTGAGGTTGGAATATTCGCGGTGGTTGTAACTTTCTTATCCCTATCCACATAGAACTCCACTTGCCCCGTACCACGAATTATAAACCCAAGAGTACGGCTATTAGTGATGTTGGAACTAGATTCGGCACCATCGGCAAAGTCAATGCCAGTA